CCTTGAGTACCTTGAGTTGCAGTACCGGTAGTACCTTGAGTACCTTGAGTACCTTGAGTTGCAGTACCGGTAGTACCTTGAGTACCTTGGATACCTTGAGTTGCAGTACCGGTAGTACCTTGAGTACCTTGGATACCTTGAGTTGCAGTACCAGTTATACCTTGGATACCTTGTGTTGCAGTACCGGTAGTACCTTGAGTACCTTGGATACCTTGTGTTGCAGTACCGGTAGTACCTTGAGTACCTTGAATACCTTGCAAGCTTAGAGAAGTATTGTACCCAATAACCTTAGTAGAGGTATTAAATACCACTATGTTGGTATCTGCAGCTGAAGGAAGTGTTATAAGTCTAATTGATCCGCTGATCTGAGTGTCTCCTGCTGCAATAATATTCTCCTGATTGAACTTACCAATCTTAACTGTGTTGTCAGCAAATGCTTCTATCACAGGTAGTCCGGCGATAGTGTTAACTGAGAATAAAGAGTTGGAAAGATCATCGCTAATCTCAAATAACCTTCCGTTGTTTCCGTCTACTGCAAATATGGTTGAATTAGCGGATGAGCCTGAACCTACTACCCTTAGTACTTCAGCTGAAGATGCACTTACTAGGAGTTTTGCTCCATCAAAAGTAAGCCCTGCTTCTGCGACTGCTGCATTCGAAGTTCCGTCAGAAGTTAATACTCGGTTGTTAACCGCTCCTGTTATAGTTGAAAATCCCGGACCTTGAATACCTTGGGTACCTTGAGTTCCTTGAGTTCCGGTAGTACCTTGGGTACCTGTCGTACCTTGGGTACCTGTCGTACCTTGGGTACCTGTAGTACCTTGGGTACCTGTAGTACCTTGAGTACCTGTTGTACCTTGGGTACCTGTTGTACCTTGGGTACCAGTAGTACCTTGAATTCCTTGAGTACCAGTAGTGCCTTGAGTACCTGTTATGCCCTGTCTTCCTTGAATACCTTGAGTGCCAGTTATGCCTTGAATACCTTGGGTACCAGTAGTGCCTTGAGTACCAGTAGTGCCTTGAGTACCAGTAGTGCCTTGAGTACCAGTAGTGCCTTGAGTACCAGTAGTGCCTTGAGTACCAGTAGTGCCTTGAGTACCAGTAGTACCTTGGGTACCTTGGATACCTTGGGTACCTTGGATACCTTGAGGGCCAGCTATAGTATTGAAGGAGACTTTCTTAGTAGTTGTGTTATAGGTAAGAGCTACTGTAGAACTCTCATTAGCTAGATTATCTAAGAATAAATTAGATCCTGAAACTCTTACTGCCTCAGCTCCAAATGTTCCCATTAACACTCTGTCATCAGAGAATACTTCTAGGATCGGAATACCTGAGATATCGTTTACTGAGAAGAGAGATCCTACAAGTGAATCATCGACTGAGAATAGAGTGCCTGCTGACCCGTCTACTTTAAAGACTGTAGAACCTGACTTAAAAATTTCGGCTGAACCGGTTACAGTTAGTTTACTTCCGTCAAAGCTTAGGTTCGCTTCAGCGACTGCTGCGTTAGAAGATCCGTCAGAAGTTAATATCCGGTTATTAGCTGCTCCTGATACAGTTGAAAATCCCGGACCTTGAATACCTTGTACTCCTTGAGTTCCGGTAGTACCTTGAGTACCAGTAGTTCCTTGAGTTCCGGTAGTACCTTGAGTTCCGGTAGTACCTTGGTTACCAGTTATACCTTGTCTTCCTTGGATACCTTGAGTACCAGTTATGCCTTGTATACCTTGGGTACCTGTTGTACCTTGGGTACCAGTAGTACCTTGAGTACCAGTAGTACCTTGAATTCCTTGGGTACCAGTATTACCTTGAGTTCCGGTAGTACCTTGAGTTCCGGTTATACCTTGAGTACCTGTTATGCCTTGGATACCTTGAGTTCCGGTAGTTCCTTGAGTTCCGGTAGTTCCTTGAGTTCCGGTAGTTCCTTGAGTTCCGGTAGTACCTTGAGTTCCGGTAGTACCTTGGTTACCAGTTATGCCTTGTATACCTTGGGTACCTGTTGTACCTTGGGTACCAGTAGTACCTTGAGTACCAGTAGTACCTTGAGTACCTGTTATGCCTTGGATACCTTGAGTTCCGGTAGTTCCTTGAGTTCCGGTAGTACCTTGAGTTCCGGTTATACCTTGGTTACCAGTTGTACCTTGTCTTCCTTGGATACCTTGAGTACCAGTTATGCCTTGTATACCTTGGGTACCTGTTGTACCTTGAGTACCAGTAGTACCTTGAGTACCTGTTGTACCTTGGGTACCAGTAGTACCTTGAGTACCAGTAGTACCTTGAGTACCTGTTGTACCTTGGGTACCTTGAGTTCCGGTAGTTCCTTGAGTTCCGGTTATACCTTGAGTACCTGTTATACCTTGAGTACCTGTTATGCCTTGGATACCTTGAGTTCCGGTAGTACCTTGAGTTCCGGTAGTCCCTTGGGTACCTGTTGTGCCTTGGTTACCAGTGATACCTTGTCTTCCTTGAATACCTTGAGTACCAGTTATACCTTGGATACCTTGGGTACCAGTAGTACCTTGAGTTCCAGTAGTGCCTTGAGTACCTTGAGTACCTTGAGTACCTTGGGTACCTTGAGTACCAGTGGTACCCTGGGTTCCAGTAGTTCCTTGAGTACCTTGAATACCCTGTGCTCCTGAAGTTCTAGTCTTTAGTGTACCGTCTGAAGCTCTTACAAGAAAATCTGTTAATGCATTATCTGTGAGAGGAGTCTCAAGCTTTAAACTTCCTGAGACGGTAGTAGTTGATCCGGAAATACCTGCTTCGATATTACCGCTTGCATCTACGTTAAGGAATGGTGTACCTGATATATCTGAGACTGTAAAGATATCTCCTGTTAGATCATCAGTAATTTCGAATAACCTGCCACTGTTTCCGTCTACGGCAAAAACTGTTGTATTTGCTGTAGATCCTGAACCTTGAACTAGCAGAACGTTAGCTCCGCCTTTTATAATTTCACTTCCTGTTACTCTTAAAATACTGCCGTCAAAAGTTAAGTTAACCTCAGCGTTGGCTGTATTAGCACCTGTTGAAGTTAGAACCCTGCTACTAGAGAAATTAGTAATTGTAGTAAATCCAGGTCCTTGGATACCTTGAGTACCTTGGATACCTTGAGTACCTTGGATACCTTGAGTACCTGTTGTACCTTGAGTTCCGGTAGTCCCTTGGGTACCAGTAATACCTTGAGTACCAGTTATACCTTGGATACCTTGAGTTCCGGTAGTGCCTTGAGTTCCGGTTATACCTTGTCTTCCTTGAATTCCTTGGGTACCGGTGATACCTTGAGTACCTGTTGTACCTTGGGTACCTTGAGTTCCGGTAGTACCTTGGGTACCTGTTGTGCCTTGATTACCAGTAATACCTTGAGTCCCTTGAATACCTTGAATACCTTGAGTACCTTGAATGCCTTGAGTTCCGGTAGTACCTTGAGTACCTGTTATACCCTGTCTTCCTTGAATACCTTGGGTACCTGTTATGCCTTGGATACCTTGAGTACCAGTTATACCTTGTATACCTTGGGTACCTGTTGTACCTTGAGTACCAGTAGTGCCTTGAGTTCCGGTAGTACCTTGAATACCTTGGATACCTTGAGTACCAGTAGTACCTTGAGTTCCGGTAGTACCTTGAATACCTTGGATACCTTGAGTACCAGTAGTACCTTGAGTTCCGATAGTACCTTGAGTACCTTGGGTACCTTGAATACCTTGAGTTCCGATAGTACCTTGAGTACCTTGGGTACCTTGAATACCTTGAGTACCAGTAGTACCTTGAGTACCTGTTATACCCTGTCTTCCTTGAATACCTTGGGTACCTGTTATGCCTTGGATTCCTTGGGTACCTGTTGTACCTTGGGTCCCTTGAATTCCTTGAGTACCTTGAGTACCAGTAATACCTTGGATACCTTGAATACCTTGAGCACCCGTTGTGCCTTGAGTACCAGTAGTACCTTGAGTTCCTTGAATACCTTGGGTACCTGTTATACCTTGAGTACCAGTGGTACCTTGTCTTCCTTGAATACCTTGGGTGCCTGTTATACCTTGAATTCCTTGAGTACCTTGAGTACCTGTCGTACCTTGTGTGCCTTGGGTACCTTGGGTACCTTGAATACCTTGAATACCTTGTGCTCCAGTTGACCGAGTCTTAACTGTTCCGTCTGCGGCTAGTACTAAGAAGCTAGTTAAGGCGTTATCAACCGGGACAATACTGACTGAAAGACTTCCTGAGATAGCTAGGCTACCGGAAATTACCGAGTCATCTTTCGATAGGATGCCGTTCCGGGCAACAAACTTATTATTAGCCATAGTTTACTCCTTTTTCTCTATCCAAAGGACGGTTGTTATTGTTCATATAAATATGTTACATATATCTTAGGTGACCCTTTACTGTCCAGGTTCCGGCCGGTACTGCTAAGACTATGTTAGCATTAGATCCGGCAAGAGTCGGAGTGAATTCTGCACCTTCAGTACTCCCTAAATCTAGGGTAGAGACATCCTTCCATTCGATATCCGAAACGGTCCAGACCGAGGTCAGAGTGCCGGCTCTTTTGTTGCTTCCACTTACAATTAAGTAGTCTAAGAAGGCTCCTTCATATGAACCTGTACTAATGGATTTAACGGTAAGGGTAGTCGTACCGGATACTAAAATACCCTCCTGTACTACCGCAGCGCTTCCTCTAACGGTTAAGCTTCCTGAAGCTATTAAACTTCCGGATACATTTACTGATCCGTTAATATTTAAGCTACCGGTGATTAGTGCATTAGTAGTGACGATGGTCTGGATGCTGGAATCGTCTCTTTCAAAGTATAGCTTACCGTCGGCGGTGTTGATGGCTATTTCACCGGGCTCTAGCTGGGCGGTGGTAGGGACTTTGCCTGATACTGAAGATCTTTTCAGTTTTATGTTCTGGGCCATAGAGATGGAACTTCTTTAAAGGGTATTTACCTGCAAATGTCTATATAGACTCTTATAAATAGGAAAGCCGGCTGTTGCCGGCTCTCTTAATCTATAATAAGTTTCTTTAGAACGTTCCTCCGTCGATTACCGAAGTTGCTACGAAAGTTCCGTCAGCTTTATATCCAACTAGTGTTGATACTTCTATAGCTGAGTCTGTGTTTGCAAGAGCTCCTAATCTGTTTGATCCGTCTCTAAAGATTACTCTAGAAGAAGTATCAATAACTCCTGTTAATCCGGTTGCTACAAATCCTGTAGAAGCAGTGATTGTACTACCGCTGATAGCTCCTGCTACAGTTACAATACTTCCGTTGTCGGTTATTAATGATGCTACTAACCTTCCGTTACTGTCTACTTTCTGAATGCTGTTAGCAGCAGGAGAAGCGTTATCGTAAGTAGTTAGCCTGTAATGAGTTGATCCGCTTACCCCTGCATACCAGTAGTCTGAAGTAGCGTTCCAAAGGAGTGAACCGGTTCCGGCAGTTCCTGTTGTATCTACTACCTGTATACCTCCGTCAGCTACTGTTCCTACAGCATTCAGAACGATGATGTTATCACCGATGTTGACAGTAGTTGAATCGATCGTCGTAGTCGTACCCTGTACCGTGAGGTTGCCGGGGATGGTTACGTTGTTGCCTGCAAACGTTGTGCCTTCGATTAAGGTGCTACCGTTTTGAGAAGATATCGATAGGTTGCCAGTAGCACCGGTGTGGGTGATGGACTGGTTACCGTTATTGTTTAAGACAAAATCATTGTTGGTAGTATTACCATTGTTCATGACGTCGTCAAGAGTCATTGCCATTGGGTTAACTCCGCCGACTAATAAGCTATCGATAGAGGCGCTTACGAAGTATCCCTGTAACCATTTATCTGAGGGTCCACCGATGTTAAAGGTGGCATTAACAGAAGGAATAATACTTGAACTTACATCGGCCTTGAATGCTATAACATCTGTTGCAGCATCTCCTAAGTTAATATTTCCGTTTAGGTTTGTTTGACCTCCTACTGTAAGGGTGCCTGTTAGGTCTGTATTACCATCTACATCTAGGTTGCCACCAGCGTAGAGATATCCCGAAGAAGAAACTCCTGTAGTAACGGTTAGTGTAGCTCCTACCGTTGTATTTCCTGTTAATGTTGAAGTTCCTTCTACGTCTAGGTTGCCTCCGGCGTAAAGATACGTTGAGGAAGAGATTCCCGTAGCTACAGCTAGAGTTCCTGCAATAGTAGCGTTGCCGTCTATATCTAGAGCTCCTGCTGCATAGAGATATCCTGAAGAGGATATACCTGTTGCAAATACAGCTGTAGACCCGCTTACGTTATCTCCGAAGATATTTAACCACCTTTTTGAAGTACTACCCAGGTCAAATGCACTATCAATGTCCGGTACAATTGAAGAAGATATCTCTCCTCCAAAGCTAATAAAGTCGGTATTGGCATCACCTACTGTAATGTTACCTCCGATTACTACGTTACCGCTAATCTCAGCGTTGCCGGTTAGCTTTAAATTAGAACCGGTAATGTTTCCGGTTGTATTAATATTTAAAGTCGTAGCATCTAAAGCTGTTCCAGTAACTTTTAAGTTACTTGTTGCTGCGATAGCTCCTGCGTTGTTAAAAAGTACTTCAGTGGTACTGCCCGGTGCGGTGATGCTGGCTAGAGAGAGGTTCGTTAATCCTGAACCGTTGCCTGTAAATGATCCGCTGAATGAACCCGTAGCAGTGATGCTAGAGATAGTAGTACCCTCTAAGTTACCTGAAAGGTCTAATGCAGTACTGCCGGCATTATTAAGAATGAAGAGAGCCTGGGAGTCAGTCTTGTAGTAAGGTGTTCCGTTTAGTGTAGAGTTAAACGAGTTTGCTGCTGCAGTACCTTGGGCTAATCTGCTTACAGGAGTGAAGGTATTGTTGCCGTCTGCATTAGCAATGAAAACTATGTTCTCTACTCCGCCAGAACTTCCTGAAGCAAAGATTAGTTCACCCTTCGTTACAGCGATGGTGCTGCCAATGTTTCCTATACCGCCTCTACGTAATAATATTTTTTGTGCCATTTTTGTGGTGCTGTTTGAGTCTTAATATAAATATCAATAAAAACCTCCTAAATCTAAATTAGCATTACTGCTTCGATCTGCAAGGGTGCCTAGGTTCTGAATTGTTAGGCTGGCTGAAACTACTTGGGATTGAATCTGTGCTTTTACGATCTCTATAGCTCCTGAGACTATCAAGGCACTCTGGCTTACTGCAGTTTGATACAGTACGGTTTGCCCTTGAACTGAGAAGGATCCTGTTATATTTAACGATCCTGATGGATCTAATTCTCTTAGGCCTATCCTTGACATTTTAATTAAACTTTCCTATAAGTAAAACTTCATCTACTGTCTGTAAAACTGCACCAGCTTGTTCAAAGAATCCTGCAACATCAAGTAATACGTCAATATCAGCACCTACTTGAGTGACTGAGGTGATTTGAGAATCTGGCACTCTTCTACCGTTAATATAAACTTCAAAATCCTTAGTTGTAATTGCAGCAAATCCGCTTGGAGGTGTTACAATCGTTCTATTAGTAAATGTAGCAGTACTGCCGGATTTAGAATTCGCTATCGTTGCATTTCTTAGCGAAACGTACACTATTTCTTCTGCTGTCATACCGGCTACGATTTGTGTTATTATTTGAGGTGCATTAAGCTGACCATCGTAGAATCTTACTGCTCCTTTATTTTCAAAAGACGTAGACTGTACCTGTGTTCCATTAACATCGGTTACAGTCTCAGCACTAAAGAGGAGCTGGGATTTAGAGTAAAATTTCTTAAGGTTAGCCTTATCTCTATTATACGTATCTGTAATTATATATCCATTTAACTTAATGCTAAAAGTAGCTTTTACTCCTCGGTCTTGGCCCTGGACCATCTCAATAGTAGGAGTAAAAGAATCGATCATAGCCCGGAACCTGTACCGGTCTTTATCCCCCCAGTATGAGTCCGAAGCAAAGTTCAAAGCCTCAATGAGTTTATCACACTGCTCGACGTAGTCGGTGAAAACAACGCACTGGTAAGTTACCGTAACATAGTCAGGAATGACTACTCCGTAAAGTTCTTCAGAAGGATTCCTGTTCCCAAGGAGTGAAAACCTGTCGTATATATTTCTCTTTGAATACTTTTTCTGATAAATCACAAAGTTGTTAACCTCGTTACCGTCTAACTTATTGCCTAGGTTCCTATTCTTCTCGATGTTACTTTTCTTGAACATGATAAGAGGTACTTGCAGTTTTCCGTCTTTGTCTCTGTAGAAGCCGTCTTTCTGGACTGAAGACCATCTCTCAGGTGATCCGTAGAGTACCGGTACGTCAATCTTAGCGCCGTTTTGAATTACCGATGGCTTTATTACATTCTTAAAATAGAATACGATAGCCTCATCAATATCTTTTAACCCGATTATCGGTAGCTTTACCGTATCGTCTTTTAGAGAAATTTGGTTCGCACGGCTCTGCTTATTAGAAGCAGGAGCTAATCCTCGTCCATCATAGGGAGTGATCTGCTCCCTAGTCAGTTCGGACTGAGTTTTAGGAATAGGTTTGTTGGATTTCTGCTGTGCCATTATCTAGTCGGTAGTATTCCGAGCTTGTCGGCTCTTGTTAGATGAGTCTCACAGATTATTGAAATACTCTCTCCGTGCTTATCCCCTCTTCCGTAGTTGTAAGAATCGTCCTTACCGAAGAAGTACTGATTTTCTTTTACAAGATCTACTTCGTAGTAGTTCTCATATAGCATTATAATATCTCCGATCTCCGGTACCAGGCTTGCGTCCACTAGATCGTCTCTCAGAAAAGCAAATGAAAGAGTTCTCTGAATATCAGGACCGAATTCATCTGCGGTAGCTGTCTGATCTGAGGTCGTTAGTAGGCAATTGATAAGAACAGGCGGTAAGAAAGTCTTATGAAGAGATTCTCCGTAGATATTGGACTGGGTATCCTCTAATGAAATTTTATAGTAAACTGCTTCCTGCTGGATGATGTCTCTAAGCAGGGCCCGGTTCATTTTCCGGATCAGTTTAAAATCGTTTTGACTGCCGAATAAACTCATATCTCAGATTGCTCGATGTGACGTTCAGAGAATTGGAATTTTTTTAGGTCAGGGATTGTAGTCATTGCAGCTCTTTGTAATTCCTGGAAGGTCTCAAGGGCTGGCTTAGTGGTGATAATTTTTATCAATAGCAGACCCCTTGGTCTGTCATCCTCCTTATTAGATTTGTTATTCACGACTGCGACCTTGTCTACGCTTCTGATTAGCTGGGCGATGGTAGTAATGTCGGTATCAGGATTGAACTCTACATAGACATAAGTCTTGTACATCCTGAATTCTACCTCACTTAAAAGTTCTTCTAGCAGTATCATCCTACAAAAATAGTTAGCGGCACACTCTGAAGTGTTGTTTTAATAAATTCACTTTCGTTGGCCTTTCTCTCTAACTGATTGCGTCTGGAGGTTTGCTCAAGCATATCTCTGAGCTGGGTAAGTAGTTCGGTTTTTTCTGTCCTTGCATCCGAAAGCAGGTCAGCCTGGTTTAAAGCAGTGTTTGACCCCGGAACTGGGATTTGCTGGTACTTTCCCCGGATATATCCTAGCAATTCTTTAGATAGAGCTAAGGTATATTTGTATATCCACTGTCTGCCTACTGAATTGATGCCTTCATAAGTAGGGTTACCGTAAGGAACTTCCCCTATATTGGTAATCAGGTTAGCCCCGGAGCCGGAAACTGCAGCTCTTCTATCATCTGTCTTAAAATATTCGAACATCATATAGCCGTCCGTCTTGGGGACCGGGAAGAGTCTTAGCTTATTGTTGATAAGTTCAAATGTGTAAGCTGATCTTCTGATCTGATCATTAAGTTCAATAGCTTGAACCTTTAAAAGATCGTAGTATGCGGGCATTAACAGGAAGTTAATACCGGGAGAGTATGATCCGAAGTCAAATGCATCCATAAGTGATTGGATGCCTGTGCCCGTACCGGCGTAAGGATCAAAGTAACGCAGGATTGCTGGTGGTGCTTCGAAGAAAACTCTTCTAATCTCTATTCCTCCGGTGATTCCTTGAGCTGTAGCCCATTGATCTAAGTCATAAACCTGTACCCCGCCCGAGACGTAAAGCGAACCGGTGTACTTAGTTACGTTTCCTCCTACTCCTGCTTCAGTTCCGTAGTTTTCAGTGATCTCCATCACCCTTCCTAAGGTTGGCTGGATCAAAGTATTGTTAAAGCTTCCTGCTTTTGAGGCTCCTTCCATCGAGAGGTAGTTCTCTCTAACTTTATACTGGAATACTTCGTTGCCGTAAGTTGTTACTGCTTCTTCAAAGCAGGCAAAGAATGATCCTGACTGCAGCTCTACATCCATCAAAGGGTAGCCTAGTCTCTGGCCACAGAACTTAGCAACTCTGTTAGCATCAGTAACAAACTCAGTATCGGTGTCGTAGAAACCGAATGGAGTTTGACCAGCTGAAAAGTTAGAAGTTCCGTTCCAAATCTGAATATCTGCCATGTCTACAGTTTAAATATAAATAGCAGTGACAGTTCAATCTCTAAAGGTCTCGTATACCTTTAAGATCGGCTCAACGATTGGGTGTCTGTGGTTCTGTTTAAGTGTAACAACACGTACGCCCTTAACCTGCTCTTCGACCCGGGTTAAAAATGAAAGACCTGTCTCTTTTTTGGTCTTGAGGTCGATCTGGGCTAGATCCCCGCATATGGACATCCAGCTGTTCTTACCTAGTCTTCCTAGCACCATCTCCATCTGGGTGTGGGTTACGTTCTGGGCTTCATCTACAATCACAAATGCATTGATAAATGTCCTACCTCTCATAAACGCAAAGGGTAGAATCTCTATCCTTCCATCTTCTACCTCACGGTCGACTTTCACCTTATCGTATAGCAGGTATAGGTTGTGGTAGATCGGGGCAAGCCACGGGTCCATCTTTTCTCTGATATCACCGGGTAGAAAACCGATATCTTCTTTAGAGACCGTAGGCCGGGTGATGATAATCTTCTCCACCTGTCCGGTAAAGAGCAGGTCTAACGCCGTCTGTACAGCCACCAAGGTCTTACCGCTACCGGCCATACCTCTTAATACTGTTACGGGGTTACTTAGAATTACTTCTTTGGCGGCCTTCTGCTCTTCGTTTAACGTGATGTTAAACTTGATAGGATTCTTTGGACGTCTCTTTGCTTTGAAGACTTCGTCTTCATGATGATTTGAGGACATGCACGTAACGTTAGTTAATATGTCAATAAATAGAAATAAAAAAGGGGCCCGAAGGCCCCTCTCTATATCATCTTACTAAGATTCTATTAGATAGTAGCTACGTCAGAGACGAAGATCTTACCGTAGAATTCTGGACGAACCATCTTCTTAGCGTAACGAGTCATGATACCTTTCACTGGTGAGAAGTTCTGTGGATCGTACACCAAAGGTGTCATCATAAGAGGAATGTAAGGAGCGTAAACGGCTCCTGTCTCTAGGAACTGTGAACCTCTGTAGCCCATAAGGATTACGTTTTCAGTCATGTATGGGTTCTTGTAGACGCGGTAGCGGCTGTTAAGTTGACCTACTTTCTGAACGCCCATTGCAAAATCCATTTTGTCGCCGTCTGTGTCAGCAGCATATCCTGGGATTGACTCGAGGATAGTTGCAACAGTTGGAGAAACTACTAGGAAGTTAGCACCTCCACGCAAAGTCTTCTGGTGGATCTTGTTAGATACCTTCTGTACTTTAGTACCGAGGGTTTGGAACCACTGACCTTGTGTGTTGTAGAAATCTGAAGTAGAAGTGGTCCAGTTAGTACCGTTCCAAATCTTGTTGTTCTCAGCTGACCAACGCTCAGTAGTAACTGCGTCTTGGATAAGCATGTCAAGAAGCTCGAGATCGATCTCCATAGAAATGTACTCAGAAAGCATTGAAGTCAACTCGGCCTCAGCGTCGATGCTGTGGTAAGCGTTCAAGTCCTGAGCGAATTCTGGTGACCATTGAGCCTTCAACTTACGAGTCTTAGCAACAATAGCTTCAGAAGCTAGGGATACGTTGATCTCTGGGATAGCAGGAGTAGTGTCTCCAGCACCGCCAGTGAATTCGAAGTCACCTCTCGTGTTGTCAGTAGGCTGCTTGTGGTACATAACTGATCCTGTGATCTCGGCAGTTACGGTAAGGGCAGAACCAGATACTACGAAGATAACGTTGTTACCAGATACAGTAGTAAGTTCTGGGTTAGTAGTTACGTCGGTTGAACCAGAAATCAGGCGGAAAGCTCTTGCACCTTTTAGATCAGCAGAAAGACCACTCATACTAACAGTTACAGTCTTGTATGAAGCAGGCAGAATGCCGTCTTGATAAGCGATAGAAGCTGAAGTAGCAGCACCAGTAGACTGAGTGATAGCTAAAGAAGCTGAGTTGATGGTGTATCCAAAGCGACCGGCACCGTAAAGGCCTCCAGCTACTTCAGTGTCAACGCCGATTTTGCTGTTGGCAGTTGATACGTTACCGTACATATTGCTGTCGGCAGTAAAGCCGTTAGCATTGTTACCGTACTTAAAGTCAAGGTAGAAAACCAGACCTGAAGGAAGGTTCATAGGCTGTACAGATACGAAATCTTTAGCAGCGATTTGAGCGAATACCTTTCTTACAAGTGGCAAAGCTACACCAGCCCACTGCTCAGCATTACCTGTAGCAGTACCGATGGCACCGCCTCCGGTAGCGTTAGCTTCCTTGATGATTTGCTTGGCTTGGTTTT